TATTGGCTAGAGCTTTCGGAAGCTGTGATGGATTGATTAGGCTAGTAGAAATCAGTTTTTGACTACTTTTATTAGTCACTTTTTCTCTATTTTACCTTCTTCATATACTGTATATTAACTTATCTAAGCTGAAAAAATGGCTTTACTTTAAGTTCCAACTGTGCTATACTGTTTTTAAGGTCTGGATCCGCGAATGCAAGCGTGGATCTATCCTTCGTTTCTCCTTCTGTTGGTGGTGTTGTAAACCGCGCGGACGGTTACCCTCGCACTCTCCCCTCCGCCCGCGCGGTAACACGCATTATGAGGTATACCATGGCTATTGATATAGAGCTCTTGAGACTACAATATGAGATACTCGGTGCGACTGCAGGAGATTTAGCTCGATCTACCAATATGCCAGTCGACCTCATTCAGCGTGAGATCGAAAAGCATGGTTGGAAACCTCTCTGGCCAGATGATGATAACGCGCCTATTACCCTCGAAGAAGATGAAGACCTCTTTACCGTCACCTCAAATAATTACATAGACAAAACACGCAAACGTCTTCAAGCGTATGCCTTGGCAAAGGAAGTTCTTTTAGCGTCGCGGTACCTCGAACTGGAATCAAATATAGTCAAGAAAGCTTGTGAAGCTATCTCTCTTCTCGATCCCTCTTTAGTCGGTTCCATTAAGGCCCTCTCTTCTATATTTAAGGACTTAGCAAAGGACGGGATCGGTAAAACAGCACTTTCTGTCGGAACTGATGAAGCAGGACTGCCGACTGTTATCATTAAGGACCTCTCTGGTCGTGGGTTGGGGACTGAGTGATGATATGCGATATGCAATATGCGATTTAAGTATTTTAGAGACCATGGTCAAGATCGAATCCTTGATGATTACTTTCTTTGCAACGACCGTGTGGCTATTATTACTGGCCCACTTGGAAGTGGAAAGACATTCACGTCTTGCGAAAAGATTTTCGACCGAATGTGTACACAGGTACCAAATAAAGAGCGGGTACGCAAAACACGCTTCTACGCAATTCGAAACACGTACCCAGACTTACTTGGCACCACAGTCAAAGACTGGATGGATATTTTCGGTGACTTGGGACGGTATAAAGGCGGCGGTATTGAGCCTCCTAGTCATAAATTGCTTTTTAAGCTTCCTGATCGGACCATAGTTAACTCGGAGTTTATCTTTCTCGCTCTGGACCGGCCGCAAGCCATTAAAAAATTGAGAGGAGCGCAGGCCACCGGCTTTTGGCTAAACGAGATAAAAGAATTACCCAAGTCGGTTGTCGATATGTGCGATTTACGGCATGGACGTTTTCCCTCTTCAATGGATGGGGGTCCTAGCTGGCATGGCATGATTGGAGACACCAACCAGGTTGATCAAGATCACTGGTTGTATGAGTTAGCAGAAGTACAGAAACCAAAAAATTGGTCGTTCTTCACACAGCCTGGTGGAGTTCATAAACCAATTCCTGGAGGACCGTGGGTGATTAACTCAGTTGCTGAAAATATAATAAACTTACCTGATGACTATTATGCAGCTGGTATGGAAGGTAAGGATGAAGAATGGATTAAGGTCAATCTAGGAAATCAATATGGATCAGTATCTGATGGACAAGCAGTATACCGCGACCAGTGGAATGATGTGGCGCACATCAATGAGAATATTCTTTTTATGCCTGATGAGCCTCTTGCTGTGGGCCTTGACTTCGGTCTCACTCCTGCTGCTATATTTGGACAGCAAACAGCTAAAGGTACTATTAACGTACTGGCAGAATTAACCAGCGATGGAATGGGTATAAACCAATTCTACTCTCTGGTCGTACGGCCATTTGTAAATAAGCATTTTTCTGAAGCGTCATCTATAACCTGGATTGGTGATCCTGCAGGGAATAAGCGAGCTGATACAGATGAACAGACTGTGTTCAAAGAACTCGAAGACTTAGGCATCGAGGTTGAAGCTGGTAATACAAACGATCCGACTATGCGAATAGAAGCCGTAAGGTTTTATTTAGCATTAATGTCGGGTATGAGACCCGCCTTTCAATTGCATCCTCGCTGCAATGTGCTGCGTAAGGGTTTTAATGGCGGATATAAGTTTAGACGGATTCAAGTCATTGGGGATGAAAGATATATGAGTGTGCCTGATAAAAATAAATACTCACATCCGCATGATGCACTTCAATACCTTATGATGTATTTCAGAGGAGAAGTTACTGAAGTGAAACCGTTTAGACGCCCTAAAGACACGTCCAGATGGGGAAGAGTGTAATGAAGAAAATTACAAGACCCTCTATAGAAACTTTGCTTTCTTGGGTGTGGGAAGCAATGACTGGGCATTCTGCTTGGCGCGCTGACGCCTGGCAAGACGCAGAATTCAAAGACGGTTTGCATTGGACAGAAGCTGATTATAATAGACTGATTGATAAAGGAATCAATCCGATAACTATTAATCGTATTCTTCCTGTGCTAAACCTCATTAATGGAAATTTTATCCGAAGCCAAAAAGACATCATTGCAAAAGGCCGAACTAAACACGATCATGAGATTGCGCAGGTGATGTCGGAAGCTATAGCCTATGTTATTGACCAAAACGATGGTGACTTACTTCAGCGTAATGCTTTTGATACACAGATCACTGTTGGTTATAATCATGTTTTTGTTGGTTATAACTCTGATCCTAGAAAAGAAAGCGTACTACTGCAAGAAACTCCGTGGTATAATTGCTGGTGGGATCCTTACGGAAGTCCCTGGCTCAAAACGCATAATTGCCGATACTTTTTCCAGGCTGCGTGGAAAGATATAGACGATTTAAAACTCGCCTTTCCCGATAGCGCTGATGATCTTGACGAACAATATCGCTCATTGTCTGATTCAGGGACCACTGCCTATTTAGGTGACATTGGAACAGAGATCGAGCATTATAAAGACTTTCTTTCAGCTGGCCAATGGGTCAATACAAATAGGCGCCGAGTACGTCCTGTAGAAATGTGGTATACCACTATTGAACCTACATGGTTTGCGATTTTACCTAACGAGCGCGTTATTGACATGGATAGACTTGATATGCGCGAGCAACTCGTAGTGGCCAAGCAAGCTAAGCAAATACTGCAAGCCACTGTCAAGAAAATGAATGTAACTACATTCTTAGGAAACCTTCAATTGCAGGATGTGTCTACTCCCTTTCCTCATGACGAGTTTCCTTACATCCCCTACATCAGTTATTTAGACCGTTTTGGCTTCCCTTACGGTGTTCCGAGAAATATTAAAGAACAGAATATGGAAGTCAATAAAAGACGGTCAATGGGTTTAGCTCTTCTCTCTGCTAGACGTACTACAATCGAGGAAGAAGCGTCTGAGGATCCCAATGTTGTACATGACGAGGTCAATCGACTCGACGGTTTAGTTATCTTGAGGAAAGGTAAATTGGATCGCATGCGTGTCGAAGACTTGGCAGCATTAGCAGCTCCGCAGATTTCCATGATGCAGCAGTCAGAGAATGAGATACAAGAAATCGTCGGGGCCAACGATGAGTCCATGGGTGCTACGACACCGGCTCAATCCGGGATCTCTCTGGACAAGAAGAGACAAATGGCCTCGACGATGATTCTCAACCTCCTGGAAAATGCTTATACCTCTCAGAAGCATATGGGTGAGCAAATTATGTCACTTGTCCAGGACACCTGGTCTGGCCAGAAGGTTATGCGAGTCGTCGATAGACTTTCAGGTGTTGAAAAGTTTGTGGAAATTAATAAACAAATTGACGATGGATATGGTAATATTACAATCCATAACGATTTGACTCAGAGTAGATTTGATCTTGTGGTTGCTACTGCCGAAATGTCAGATACTATGCGAGAGAAAAATATGGATCTGCTATTTTCTGCAATCAACAAGGCTCCGCCCGAAGCGGTTGCACCGCTGCTCAATGTGGCTTTCGAGTTATCAGATATTCCAGAGAAAGAGCGCATCCTTTCTCAGGTACGTGAAGCTACTGGTATGGGACCTGCTGATGAGGATCTTACATCTGATCAGCGCAAACAGAAACAAATGGCCGACCAGCAGCAGAAACAAGCAATGGCTATGGAAGATCGTCAGCGTTCACAAGCAATGCAAGACGCCGAGATGCAGAAACAGCAAGCAATGGCTAAAAAAGCTCTTGACGAAGGTGAAGCAGCTAAAATGATCGCGGTATCTACGCAGCAAAAAGTAGACCAAGAAGGTTTTTCAGCAGGTTATGAAATGATTCAAAAGATGAAAGAAGATAAAAAGAAAGGGGGGAAGAAGTAAATGGCTAGTGTTCTAACACCAGGACAAATAGCTGCACGTAGATCTATGACAGCAGCACAAGAAAGAGCGTTTGATGTAAAAGCAGAAAAACATTTTCGTAGTCACCGTGAATTCCCTCCGGGACGAAATTTTCGTTGCTGGAATCGAGAAAAAGATGTACAAGGTGATGAAGCATATCGTCAGAATTATGATCAAATTGATTGGTCGAACAAATCGCCGTCGTGGGCGTAAAACCGAAACCTCGCCTGCTTGGGCGTAAAAGGAGCAA